GTTAGTGACTGATCATTTGTTGACCAACAGTTCGTCTGAAGTTGTCCCTGGTTCTTCCAACAGGAACACTTGTGTCCGCCTCAGCCCATCCACGACGGATAGTTGAACCAGTGATTAAATCACCAGCTGCTAGACGGATTCTCGCCATCGACGGAGGGATTTCATACCTCCAAGCGATGTAGTCGCTCACAAGTTCGAAGCACATCGGGTTGTCGATAATCAGACTTTTAGCCTTGTCCAGACTCCATTCGAAAGCTTCATGCTTGGAGTCAAACGATTTGTATCGTTCGGACGTAGCCAATCTGTTGAGTGATTCGGCCACCGGACGGGTCGGCCAGGCATCTCCCCAATGATGCATCAGGAAGTGGGGCTTACCATGCGTCACCCTCTGTTTAGACGGGTGAATTGTCATGCCAAAGCCTTTAGCCAACTCAGCCCATTTCACGACGTTGGGCATGCGTCTGAGCCCCAACACCGAGTCATCTCCCATGAAAAGGGCACCAGCAATATGATCACCAGTGAGATAGCTGAGGTAACGAACGAGGAATTCATTACACATGCTACCCAGAAGCTGAGTGAACCAACTACCACTAGGTATGCCTCTCTTTCTACCGGTATAGATGTAACCATCCGGCATGAGTAAGGGGCACGTCACGAAATAGCGCTTCACGACTTCCCAGGTGGTTTCGTCAACATCTGAAAACCAGGACCTGATAACATCAAATGCCTCATGGATCACACGTCGGGGCATTGTGCTATCAAATTTCGACCAGTCCAGGCAGTACTGAACATCAGTATAGGAAAGTGCAGCCAGTCTCCCCTGGATACCAGAGGATGTGTACCCGTAGCAATAGGGCACTTCCGCATGACGGATAGCCTTTTGGATTGGCAGCATGAACCTCCCCTCTAGGAGGAGCACAGATAGTGGGCATCCCCACACTATTCTGACCTTTCCCTCTTGAGTTCTGTGGTATGCAACGTTTGGGGGTGGCGCGACACGCCCCGTAGCAATGGCTTTTGCACGACCAAGATCCTCCTCCATAACATCAGACTTATGTCCAAGCGATGGCAGTCCAGCGGACTTGTCACAACGCTCAGGGTCTAGGAGGATGTCCATTGACACATCGTCATACTCAGCCATTTCCAAGTCTGAAATCCCACTATAAGACCTAGCCAATTGACGTTTGGCATAAGCGAAAGCAGCAGGGTCCCAGGTGGCTTCCCCATCTTCCCAGTAGTTAAAGAACTGGGTATTAAACATCCACTCAGGGAAAAATTCCGAACGAGCTTCAGGAATGGGTATACCTCTCTTCCTCATCCATAAGACTACGCTAGAGTCATAGACTTTTCCGACCTTCCTATTGGAAGACTCGTACTTACTACGAAGTCTCTCGTCACACTTCCACTTCCTCCGCGGCAAATTAACCGTGTCCGCTACACGTGTCTCGGTGACTTGCGTCATCGGTTTCACAGATTACCTCCGGAACAAGTACATTGTTACGACAATGAGCGGGATGCTTCTCAGAGATAGGTGACCAAACCTAACTCCATAGCGCTAACGCAGCACTTGCCTAAGTCGGCCAAACCCCGAGTAACGCCAAACGGGAAGCGTGTGATACGCACAAACGTGATGAGTAACGATCATCAAATCGAGCTGGTAACGAGGCTAAACGAGTTACTTACTACAGGTTGTTCACAACTTAGAGCATGACATTAAAGCAGGAACTCAACTCTGCACCATCAGTT